TCATTTGTGAAGTCGCGCCTGGAAGTGATGTTGCAACAGGAACGCTGCAACTATGGGTGTACGTATCTTAAGTTGATTAAAAATTGAGCTAACGTCAGGACGTTACCCCCTTGGCGTTAGCTTTTTTTGTACGTCGTTCACGTGCTTTTTTGTTGTTATGGTCTCTAACTAATTGATTATCTATTTTTTCAAAAGTTTCAAATAATTCTTGTTGAACTTCTTTTTTAGCTTGATCATCTAGTTTTGTAAGCACAACTAAGTGATTCTTAGCTACTAGCCATGTAGCATGGTACATTTTATCAACAACTTTTTTATGAAATTGCCAATCAACGGTGCCATGGTTGGTAGATTCAAATTGAAATATATAATCGGTTCTGGGTATAGAACATCTTCTTCTCATTCTTTATCCTTCTTTGTTAGTCTGGTGGTAAATTAGCAGGTTATCATGAATAAAACTTCAGTACTGCGTCACACACATTTACCTTGATTTCGCCGCCCAGACTATGCAGCTGTGAGATACTGAAGCCTCTAAAAATAAGTTATACACAGTTCTATAGATTCTACTTTATCAAGCCAAAAGAAAACAACATAAATAAAAGTACCAGTACCTGCTAGGAATATAGTCCCAACTGTATAAGGTTTCCATTTAGCTTGTATAAAATCAATAGTCTTGCTTACAAAAGCAAAGACTTTCTCACGTTTTTGTATTTTCTTTTTTGGTCTAGGCATTAGCTTTCTTCCTTATATAATCTTGTTTCCCATAAATAGTCTGTTCCTATACCTTCATCATCTTCATCAGATATATCTTTAAATGCCTCAATGTGAAGTATGTATTGTTCATCAGTTAATTGATCCTTAGCAGGCACTATATAAACAGTTCCTATACCGCCTTCTCCTAAGTCCTTACCGATAACAGAATTATCAGAATCATCCCAAGATAAATTTTCGTAAGGTTCAAATTTAGTATCTTGAAATGCATAATCTAGAGTTGCCCAAGCTGAGTAACCTACCTGTTGAGCAGTAGCCATTAATTTATATTTAGTTGGAATCATTATTGTTCCTCCTTAATAAACTCATTGTAAGGTTCAACCAGCATTGGTTCTCTTTTGACAATGACTTCCTCATACTTTTCTTCTTCTATACAGTTCTGAGGATTTACGTCCATTTGATAGCTTGCTTGTCTCTGAGCTTCTTCAAGAGATTTAGTTTTGATATGGTAATAACCAACTACTTTTCTCTCTGCTCTAATCACGTAAGTCTTCATGGCTCTATTACAACCCCGTACTGAAGCTGGGCGTTATGTACGTACTCTTCCCAAGGACAATCATAACCATCCCAGGTCATTGTTGCTTCTTTTACATAATCTTCTGAAACGTTGAATATGCTTGCAGTAACTTTGACACCAACTAAAAACGTTGATTCGTGTATTGCTGCAAGGCTTTGCTTATATGCTCCCATTAGCTTTCTCCAATTAATTTGTTTTCAAGTATCGCTGCATTTACATCAGATTTTAAATCATCTGATATAACAGGAACTTCAATTTCTGCTGCTTTAGTTCTTACAGTTTTTTTGTTTAGTCTTTGTAAGTACTCATCTGGTACAAGTTCTGCACCGCCTGACCAGTTATCAATAAACTGTTTTAAAGTAGTCAATTGTTTTAGATAATTTTCCATATCCTCTACTGCTTGTTTAATCTTAAACGTACCAGCTGCAACAGTTTTAATTTTCTCTACATCTGAATCTGTAGATATAATGATTGGCCATGATGCACTAACATTTTTATGTTTAAAATCACTATGTAATCTGTAATTTCTTGAATCATCTGGTTTCTTATGAAAAGGTAAACCCTCAAATTCATTATCATACTCATTAATAATTGTCATACCTGTAGTAATAGGTAACGAAATAAGTTCATCTCCTTCAACAAAATTTTCAGCTTCCCAAACTTCTCTATGCTCTTCAGCTTCATTACTGTAAGTTTCCATAGACCACTCTTTAAGTTGTGATCTATTCTCATAATCAGGTCTTGCAGGATTAACTACAAACCATACTGAATTAACAATACTAAAAGGAAAGCCAGGTGTACTTATATGTCTGTCCCAATAGGTAACTTGGTCTTCACCTTTTTGTAGTCTGTAATCATCAACTAAAGCTTTATAATTTTCATACTCTTTAACAATTGTAAAGAACATATCATCATGCAAAGATCGATGTATATCGCTTACAAAGTCTCCAACTCCGCTAGAGTCAGCATATGCTGTTGCACATTGTTTTTTAAAGTTTTCAAGAATTTCATCTATTAAAGTTTTTGACATTCTTACAGTCGCCATAATTATTCTCCTGGTTTGATTTTACGCCATGCAGGTTCTTGTCCAACCCATGTAGGTTTGGGAACATTCACAGCTTTGTTAAACAATTTCTTCTCAACTGGTTTTAGTTTGAGAACTTCATGATGCATAGTTCTCTTAAGCAAGAACAATACAATTGATGCAGATAGGCCGCCAAGCATAGCAGCAGCCATACCGCTGAAGGTGCCATAAAAGGCAACCATCAAAGTCAACGTGATAAGCACGTCAACAAATATGTCTGAGCCGATAGTCTTACGACCACCGATTTTAAGCGCAAGCAAAAGCAGACCTAGCGCGCTGAATATGCCGATTAGATACATGATTTCTACTCCTCCACATTAGATAAGCCATATAGCCAAACTGTATAGCCTCAATTAGAATCCATAAAATTGTTGTAGCAGTTGATACGATAGATGTCATAAGATCCTCCATAATGTATATAAAACAACGCCAAGCAATACTGCAATGCCTAGCAACATAAGCATGTGGTGAATAGAAGTAGCCAAAGCTAGTAAGCCTAGCAATACAGCACTGCCCACAAGCACAGATACTGTATAATCTTTAAACACTTCTTTAGATTTTGATAACTTCGCCATAGGGTGCATCTCCTTCTTCTGTTGTAATCCAAAGTACTGGGTAAGCGGGCTCATCACCGAAGCTACCCATAAGATCAGTAAGATATACAAGAGCTTTACAGTTCGGTATATTCTCATTGATATAATTAGTAACTGGCTCAAAGGCAGTTCCGCCTCTACCTTTGTATTTGACTTTTAGTGGAAGCGACTCACGAGTGTACTCATCATGGCCTTGTATCTCTGCATCACACTGTATGAAATGTATGCGCTCTGGATCAAGGTCTCTGAGTATTACAGAAGTTTCTGTTGTAAATGTTGTAAGATCTTCATCACTAATCGATCCTGAAGTATCTACTGCAACTGCAATTTCTTCCAATGCAGGATTGTATAAAGATGGCAGATACAAACCACCTCCAATAAAACGTCTATTGTATCTAGCCCAGCTGTAATCATTCTTATTGTTAGCAGATAAGAATCTGTACAAGATAGCACGCCAGTCAAGCTTGGGTGTATTGATATCCTCAATGATGCTTTCCATACCAGCTGGGGCTTTGCCTTGCTGTTTAGCTGCTTCATAAGCTTGATTGATAGCAACCGTCCACTCAGCTTCTATAGAGTTAGTATTAGTTGCTTTGTTGGGATGATCAAGCACGTCGCCACAACCACTTTCATCAAGAATAATTTGCCAATCACCTTCCGGAGGCTCGGGAAGTTTATTGTATATATCCTCAGTAGTCATATTGTCGTACTGATCATCTACCAATCCTCCTTTTGGGAGAATAAAGTTGTTCTGTATAAGATGGTTGTTGATTGCATAATCCGCAGCAACATTCCATTTTTGTGCGTTACGCTCTTGTCTACGAGTGTGATGCATAAGTACAATATGCATTACTTCGTGAGCTAAAAAGCCTATGCGCTCCAAAGGCTTTAGGTTTTCAAACCATTTAGGATTGTAAAAAAGCGACACGCCATCCGTGGCACCTGTATCAACATCCTTTGTTGCTTTGGGGGCTAAGCGTAAGCATAGCGTTCCAAAAAATGGATTGTCCAAAACTAGTTTTGATCTAGCTTTTGTAAATGTATCGTTAGACATTGTCATCTCCTAATAAACTTGATTCTAATAGTACTTCTTTGAGTTGCTGACCTTTATCATCGACTACGTCTTGCATGATCTCGTCAGCTTTTTTGCGATCAACTTTCTCATGCACGCGTGCAATATCGTTTGGATCGCATAGCTTTTCTAAAGAAGGCATATGCTTGAGCGCTTGATTGAGTGTTTTGAACTGATAACAAAGATCTCTGACTTCTCTTTCGTATTCCCATGTTTTATCACGTAACTCATTATTGAAATTATCAACTTGTATAGCGTGTTGCAAACATGGATTATCCAGCTCAACTTGTATTGTAAAAGTACCATGACGGTCTGTAAAAGTACTTGGAACCCATTGTGCTGTAGATAAATCACAATCTTTTGATCGATCATATAACGAATCTTCTTCGTCTTCTCGATCTGAAGGTTCAAGATATGTAAGCTTAACAGCATCAATGCTTGTTTTAGTTACTGGTATTTCTGGAAAGTGTTCTTCCATCCATAAATAATACGACTGTAACTTAGAAGCATAAGCTTCTGTAAACAGATTGTCAGTCATAGTAGTATCAAACTCCATTGGCTTGTTTACTTCTTCGTATTTTTTTCTAGCATTTCTGACAATCTCATCAACACGTTTGTCAGCCATTCTTACTGTTGCCATATTTACCTCCTATAAGTTTGTTAGCAAAAATAATTTGTTTAGTTTTTTCAGGGAAATCTGAATAGTCATAATCTGTATATGATATTAAGTCTCGCCAAAGACAATCATATCCACATTTAGCACACCAGTGCTCGCACCATCCCCCATACCATTGTTGTTTATTGACTTCTATAAAGTCACAACCATGGGGGCATTCATCTTTTGGATAATTATAAGATGACATTAGCGTTATCTAGAATCCACTTCTTAACCTCGGGATTCTTTCTGAGGTCTTGCTCAACTGCAAGCGCACCTTTGACCAGGATGACTTGGAACTCAACAGGTAACTTTTTGTTAACCTTCATAATGTTTTCCATCTTGTCATCGCAAGCTCTAGCAGCTACAGCGCCTGTAAGTGCATACAAGATAGCTGGATTGTCATCTTTCTTGTAAGTCTCAGGCTTTTCAATCAACTGATCGATATCTGGCAAGCTGTCTGCAACTTCTTTGAAAGCAACAAACTCACCAGCAGCGCCGTCACCAACAAGTGATGCAACCGCTGAAAAGACATCTGAAGTGTCCATGTTGTCAGACAACTTAGATGATATATTGCTTACAAAGTGCCAGCTCCTGGGTGTAGGAAACGCATACTCATCTGCACTGAAGCTGTAAAGCAGATTAGTTCTGTACTGTATGAAAGATATAACAGTTGGATCTAGTCTCCTGCTTGCAGCCCAGTTGCACCAGTCTTCGTAGTTTACATCGAGTTCGTAGTGACTGAACCTGTCGCGTAATGGAGCAGGCATTTGATACACAGCTGCAGCATCTGTCAGTCTGTTACCAGCAGCAATCACTGACCATCCATTTGGCAATGTGTAATCACCAATCTTTCTAGTCAACAGCAACTGCAAAAAAGCATTTTGTGTAGCTGGTGGTGCTGTTGTAAGTTCGTCGATGAACATGATGCCGTTTTGTCCATCACGCTCTGCGATTGGAAACACATCAGGGACAGCCCAGCGTGTGTAACGTTTAGTTGAGTCTTTGACCTGCATGATGTGCGGCACACCACGTACGTCGACTGGATCGAACAAGTTTGCACGAAAGTCGACAAGACCAAAGTTTAGATCGTTAGCGACTTGCTGTACGATTTCGGACTTACCGATACCTGGGCCACCCCAGATCATTGTATTGAGACCTGCCTGTAAGTTGGTTTTGATAAACCCAGGCAGTTTTGATGGTTTAATTGATTGCATAATTACCTCCTATAGTTTGATTGCAACAATATGTATTAAGTTTCTACTGGCTCTATGTCTTTGATTTTAATAGATTTATTGTAAATCATTTGTTCAAGCTTCCTAACAGCAAGTGTTCGAAGCTGTGTGTCAGTAGTTCTTTCTTTTGGGGCCAAGAATTCGATTGTTATCTGCATGTCTGGTGTAGCTGCGTCCATGAACGTAGCACGCCACCATACTTGTTCCCATGTATCTTTTTTTAGTTCTTTGTACATTTTTTATCCTCAAAAATAGGTTCAACTTCAGTCTTTGCACATTCGTTACAAAAACCCCAAACACCACCGAAAACAATTTCGGCATTACATTTGATGCAATTATCTTGAGTCATCAGTCCTCTCCTATATCTACAATGATACGATCTACTTCTTTGTTGTATTTTTTGAGCTCTTCTTCCATTTGAGCTTTAAGTTTGCGAGCAAACATACCTTTTTTAGATCTAGGGGTTTGTCTTTGCGCCATAATTCTTTCTCCAATAGTTTTTTATTTTTATTCCACTTTTTGTAAGAGCTTTTTAAATTCATAAGCACACCTCTGTAAACAAGTCGAGTAAGGAGGACATTAGTTTTGTTAGTTTGCAACCCCCTTACTCTATCCATTTCTTAACCCAAAGAGGACTAGCCTTTGATGAATTGGGTGGTTGAAAGCGATCACCCGTTGGTTAATTTTACCATGAACAATAATACCAGACGCGTTTGCCTTCTTTGAGCCATTTACGTGCTCTGTTACAAAAGTCCAGATCCTGCAACTTGTATTCTGCCATAGATTCTTCTTGGAACTGATGTCCCCAAAAGAAACCATCTGGGCAAAATGGTAAGTTTTCGTCAAGAATCTTTTGCTGCAAATCGTGAATATCTTGTTCTTCTAAATAAAGATTTTCGCAGTTAAAAGAGTCCATCATACCTACAGGAGCTGGTTCTACGCCTTGGCGTTTGTACCATAGCTCCATCATGAATTGCTGAAGTCTAGCATGTTTACGCCAAGTAAACTCTAAGACTTCATCATCTTCTTGGTTGATGGGCACAACTTTGTTGTCATCGGTCGACGGTTCATTGTTCTTTATCCATCCAGCATGTTGATCTAATCCCATTACTGTATCCTCCAAACTCTGATACCGCCTTCAACCTTTCTAGTTGCTGCTTTGTATCCAACAGTTCTTAACCTAGCAACTAAAGCAGAAGCAACGTGTTGTGTTGGTGCAAGCACAGAATCTCCCTGTTGCATTTGTAAAACAAAGTCATATTTGGATTGCCTTCCTCTGTTAACTGGAGGCAATGGTATGTTTTTTTCTATTTGGTATTCCATAATTTTTTCCTTATATAAAATGGGTGGGGAGTCTATCTCATCCTCCCCTGGGCTTTCTCCGTGGTGCCAACGTCTAGGTCGTTATACTGCTACCTAGCGAGCAGTGTACAAGCTAGCAAAGTTCGAACACACTCTTCACGTGCTCATGCGACTCCTTGTTGAGGTCCATCGCAACCTTGCCAGATCGATCAGCTTGTCTATTGTAGTTCCATTCAGCTAGTCTTTGTAGCCTACGCTCGACCTCATTCTGCACCCTAAAATCATTGATCTTGGTGTCATTGAGACCGAACTTGTCGTCCACTCTAGCTAGAACTTCTCGACACATCCTAGCCTTGCGGCCAAGCTGAAACATCTTGTC